ACGCTTCCACGGCGTCGAGATCGACTGCACCGGTGGCAGCAAGGCTGTTGAGGAAGGCCACATACTCGCGCATGTTGCTGATGCTGCCGCGACTGGTGCGCCCGCCTTCAGCAGCCAAAACGCGGGTGATGCCGTGTCTTTTCAGAACCGCTTGCACAGCGCTTTTACCCAGGCCGAGAACCTGGCCGCCGGCTTCGGTCAGGAGCTGCTATCAAGAATGTGCGCAAAAGTGCGCACAGTTCTCTTCCTGCCCCGACGTCTCTTGTTGACCACCGTCGTATCTGACAGGCGTAACTTTCCCGACTGCGACAGAGACCCTCTCTGCCGCAGCGCCGCCATTACTGGTCGGACTCGCCACGGGTAGGGCAGTTTCGGTTGCCAGCCGTTTCAGATTCAGCGCCGCATTGAGGGTCTCGGTCATGGTGCGCACCACACTCGGCACACACCCATTCTCGATCGCGCAACGTCAGCGCCTCGTTCTTCCAGCCGCAGATGGAACAGAGTCGGCTACTTGGATGTCAGCCGTTGGCCAGATAGGCGCGGATGGCGTCGAGGATCAGGGAGCGGTCCTCCTCGGCCAGTTCGTGCCGGTCGGCATCGGCGAAGAGCAGGCCGCGCCGGGGCATCTTTTTCGTGCCGAACTCGTGGAAGGCGGCATATTTCTGCCCAAAGCCCCAGCGCACGCTGCGCGCGTCGGCCTGCGAGCTTCGGCTTTCCTGCAACGAGCCAGAGCGGTAGAGGATGGAGCCGCGCCCTCTCTTGGCAGCCAGCGTGGCTGGCTTGAGCGGTGCCCACTTGCGGCCCGTGGGGTCGGTCTGGGTCTCGAAGCGCTCGAGCATGCGCCGCTCCATGTCCGCGCCGATGGCGCGCATCACGGGGCTTATGTCCTGTACCCGGCGGCTGAGCTGCTCCAGAGCCCGGCGCACTTCGCGGTCGTCGACTTCAATGGTCAGCATGGATATTACTCTCTACGGTGTGGTATCGCTTTCGTTTTTGTGCTAACATCAACGACGTCTGTGGTGCGGTGTAGCCCGATGGGTAAGGGTGGCTGCCCGCCCAGCGGCGGGTAAGTGGATGCTGGTTCGAGTCCAGCCCCGCATTACAGACGCCCCTCCAGCAGCGTCATGCCCTTACCCAACTGGCCACGCAGGCTGTTGATCTCGCCGTCAGTGAGCACAGCGCCGGTTCGCACGATATTCACACGGCCTTGCTGCGGTTTTTTGACGCGGTAATCGAGCCTGATCAAAACCTTCTTGCCGCCTTCTGCGGCAAATAGGTAGAGCAGTGCCGGGTCGGCATGGGTGTTGTCCAACAACACGGCCATCGGCGCGCGCAGCCGCATGGGCAGTTGCTCCCACCAAGCGCGGTCGATGGGGTTGGTTTTCGCATCGCGCAGGGCGTGCCATAGATCATGGTCGCGCACCATGATCTCGGCGCTTGCCGGGAGGACGCCAGCCTCAGCCATGCGCTCGAGAATGCGCCGCGAGATGACGCCAGCCAGCGCGAAGCGTCCGGCAGGCGGCCCCGCCATGGCCTGCTCGAAAAACCCGGCAAACACCTCCGCCACTTTGCCCAGAGCCACATCGTCCAGCGACTCGAACAGCGCCGCGCCCTCGATTGCCGGCAGCCGCACGATGCGCCCGGCCACGGCGTCGAGCAGACCTTTCCAGCGCATCGCCGCCTCGCCCACGTTGTAGGCAAATCCAGGGTCGATGTTGGCGGGCACCTGCACCACTTCGCCGGTGTGCGGGTTCTTCCATTCCACCAGCGGCTCGTCCGGTGCCTGGCGCTTGAGATTCTGGTTGCCCTCCACATCACGCGCGCAGCTGCACCACGGTGCAGCGGCAGCGCCAGCCGTTGGGCGGGTAGTGCGTGCTCCACCACGGGTCATCAACGGGCAGGGTCACGTTGTGCCAGGCGCGGTGGCTCGCGCGCACGCGCTCGTCGTTGCGGGTCACATAGCGCAGGTAGGGGTGGGATTCCTTCGCCGCCTGGATGCGCTCCCAGCGTCCGGCAGAATAGGCCATGCGGGTATTGACGTCATAGATCAGCTCCAGCCGCCGGGGATTGAAAACGGTGACGCGCTCGCTGCCGTCCGGGCCGATGAGGCGCTTTTCGCCCCACCAGCCTGCATCCTTGAGCAGCGCCTTGGTGTCGCGCAGCCAGTCGCGGCGGGTGAGCTCTCCGCCCACGCTGCGCTCGATTCCCTGCCGCAGCGCATCGAGCAGGTCGGCGCGGGTGAGCCGCGAGACGGTGAAAGCGCGCGCGTGCTCGTCTTGCCACAGCTCGGTCCAGTCGTAGCTGATGCGCACCCGGTCGCGGCCTTGCATGTAGGCCACGGCCTTGCGCGGGGGCAGGCGGAAAGCCGCGGCGAACTCGCCCGGCGTGGCCACCTGTTGCAGCGGCGCATCGCCCGGATCAGCGGCGAGCTTGACGGGCATGGCGGTGCTCCCAATCGTCTCGGCACTCTGCGCTGCACCAGCGGCGGCCTTCAGCCAGCGGCTCCTCGCACCACAGGCAGTATCCCATTGCCTCTGGCCCCATGTTTCTGCGTGCGGCGGCCAGCGCGTTTTGCAGCGCGGATTCGATTATCCGGTCGGCGCGGTCGGCGTCGTCACTCACGGCCCGGCTCCCGTCCATGAACCCCGGCGAGCCGCGCAACGAACGCGGCGCGGGCGAGCGCATCGGTCAACCGAGCGGCGTCCATGTCGTCGATGACGCCCGGCAGCGCATCGATCAGCTGCTGCGCCGTCCAGCCTTCGGCTGCGGCACGATCCAGCAGCGCTTGCAGCGGATCGACCATGGGCTGCATCTGCGGCTCCCAGCCCGAGAGCGCCTCGGCAACCAGCTCGTCGATCGCGTCTGGGGTTGGCTCCGCCGCCTGCGCATGCGCCGATTGCATGCGACGATGCGCGGCTTGCTCGGCCTGCCCAGTGGCGTCCGGCGCGGGTGGCATGGCAGGCGCGCCCAGCACCGGCTCATCCGGCGCAACTTCCGGGATGCCCCATTTCTCGCGCACCCAGCGCTGCGGGATGGGCACACCAAGCGGCACGAGCTTCGCCAGTTGATCGGCCAGCGCGGCCATGTCATCCGGTTCCTCGACCATCAGCGTGAGGCGCGGCATGGGCGCACCGGGCATGTTGAGCGCGATCAGCGGAGCAATCAGGTCGCGCGTGAGCGTGGCCGAGAGCGCGCGGGCGTCTGCGCGCATCAGGTCGGCACGCACTTCGTCATGCACCTTGGCCTGCGCGAGACTGCCGCTACTGCCCTGGTCGGTAGTGAGCGTCTGGCCCAGCACGGCCTTGCTCACTTGGCGGTCCAGGTATTCGATCAGGCGCTGGTAGAGGTCGGCGGAGGCGTTCTTGGCCCCGCTTTCGACGATCTCCAGCGCCATGCTCTCTGGGATCACTGCCCCGGCGTCGCTGCCAAGCTCGAACACCGCGCGCTTCAAGACGGCGATGTCTTCTCGCGTCGCAGCAGGCCCATACTTGCCCAAGCGAATCGGCTGGCCGTACAGCTCAGCAAAGGACGCCCAGTCACGCAAGGCGTAGCTCTTGAACACCCACGCCCACAGAGCCGAGCGTGCAAGCCCGCCAATAAGCGGAATGCCTGCCATGATCTTGGGCGTGTGGCAGATGAATTTGTATGGCGGCAGTTCCTGCCCGTCCGGCGTGCCGTCCATGAGCCGCAGTTCCCGCCCTGTCTCACGGTCGAAGCGGAACCAGTGCGCCTCGCGCGGCAGGATGGCGGCAGGCACCCAGGTGGGGCCGGTCTGCCAGAGAATCTCGGCCACCGCGTAGCCCTTGGAGAGCGCATCGAGCAGCTGCACCATGAGCTCGGGCAGGTCGATGGATTCGAGCACCCGGCGCGTCAGGTCGGCGGCCTTCTTCGCGGCGCGCGATTCGTCGGCGGGCTGCACATCCCACGGCAGACCAGCCACCGCGAGCTTGCGGGTTTGCAGCACCGCCCGGTAGTGCAGGTCTTTTTCTTCGATGTCGGCAGCGGCGATGAGGAAATCGTGCGCATCGCCCATGGCCGCGCGGCGCAGGATTTCCGCCACCTGGGCAGGCGTGAGGCTAGCCAGGGGCCGCCACACCCAGGCTTGCCGAAAGCTGGTTAGCGTCGGGGCGGCGAGTTCGGTTTTGAATTTGGTGTCCATCAATAGGCGCTCCATTGATCCATCGGCGCATCGTCCAGCGCCGGGTCATATCGCCCCGACCACTTGCGCGCGCCCACCGGCTCGTAGCCGTAGGCGAATTTCGGCTGCGCAGCCGCCGAGCACGCCAGTGCCAGCGCCCAGAAGCGGTCGGCGTGGGAGCCGTTTTCCCGCTCGGCCACCAGGCGCGGGTTGCCGTTCGACCCGGCCACCCGCTGCACGCTGTGCAGGTCCGCGCGCAGGGCCGCATGACCCACCGGCAGCCGCAGCCGCCGATCTTCCATGCGCTCCTTCAGGGCCGTGGCCATGTCGAGCTTCCTCGCCGGACTGAACAGCACCCCCTCCACCCGGTATTGCCCATGCCGCCGCTGGGCTTCCTGCACCGGCATTTCGCCCAAGCCCGTCTGGTCGAGCGCGGCGCGAATCACCCGGTAGTCGCGCATCACCCGGTCGAGCTCAGCGAGCTGCGCGGCAAAACTCGTCGCACGCAATTCGATCAACTCGCGCAGCCAGAGCACATCGCCCACTTCTTCCAGCACGACGATCACGGTCAGGTCGCCGCGCGCGGCGAAGTCCATGCCCACATAGCAGGGGCCGCCCTGGTACTCGCCTGGGCAGGCCGGGTCCTCGCAGCCGTCGATCAGCTCATACGGCAGCCAGGCGGTCGCCTCATCGACGAACTGGCACTCGAACTCCTGCGCCCAGGCGATGGGGTCAGCCATCGCCCGGCGCAGTTCCTCGATGTTGCGCGGCAGGCCATCATTCACCGCGTCATAGATCGTGACCACATGGCGCGAAAACAGCCCGTCGGGCTGCGTCATGATCTCGTAGAACTTATTTCCCTTGCCGTTCGGCGTGGAGATCACTCGTAGCTTCAGGTCCGGCCGCGACACCACGGGCAAGAGCGCCGTCCAGATGGCGCGGCTGTCCTGATGGTGCGCGAATTCGTCCAGAATCAGGTTGTCGCTCATCCCGCGCGCCGTGCTGGGCTTCGATGCCACGGCGCGGATGTAGCTGCCGCGGTTGCCGATCCTCACCAGATGAGCCAGCTCGTCCGCCTCGAATGGCACATCCAGCGCCTCGAACGCCGCGCCGATGGCGCGCAGGTGCAGCTTCACGCCGTTGTCCATCGCATCAAGCGCCCGGTCGCGGGAGACAGAGAGGATTGTCCAGCGGCTCACCCGCCCTTCGGCCTCGGCCTCGAGCACATCCAGCACCGCCTCCAGCGTCGTCGTGAAGGTCTTGCCGGTCTGCCGAGACCACATGCCCGCCTTGAAGCGGGCGTGGTCGGCCAGATAGCGGCGCTGGTAGGGGTAGAGGATGGGCTGGGTCATGGCGTGATGATCAGCTCGACATACTCGCGCCGCGCAGACTGATTGAGCGTGCGCACACGTCGCACCTCCTCAATGGAGCAGTCGGCGTATAGCTCGCGGATCAGCGGATGGTCGCCGTAGGTCAGTATCCAGCGGCCTTTGACAGCAGCCAGCCGCTCGCGCAGTGCGCGATGATCGGCATCGGCAAACGGATGGTCGTATGACTCCTGATCACCATCGGCATACGGCGGGTCGCAGAAAAACACTGTCTGCGGCGAGTCATACAGGTCGAAAATCCGCTGCCACGGCAGGCATTCGATGATGACGCCAGACAGCCTGCGGCTGACGGCCAGCATCTGCTCGATGAGGCGATCGCGCGGCTTGATCGCCATAGTCTTGCTGACGTAGAATCCTTTTCCTGCTCCACCCTGAAACCCGGCATGCCGCACCATAATCCAGCGCGCCGCGCGCTGGATGTCGGTCTCGCCAGGCGCTTTGTGGTGCCAGCGCAAGCGCTCGGCGCGGTGGATGAGCATCCAGCACAGCTCATCGGCCAGCGCGTCAGGGTGGTATTTGACGACGCGCATCACGTTGGCCAGGCCGCCATCGACGTCGTTCCAGACCTCGACCTCGCTCTCTGGTTTGGCCAGCAGCACCGCGCCCATGCCGCCGAACGGCTCGGCGTAGCAGA